AGTGAACGTTGTAGTAAAAGACGCTGCTCCTTCTGAACCTACTCATCTTAAAAATGACGCAGTAGATATGGGTAAAGCAGTTGTAAGTCCAACTGATAGTAATCCAGACGCTGCTTCTAAGGCGAAACAAAATACTTCGGATCCAGCTAAGAAAAACGAAAAAGACGGTTCATTACCGAATGATCTAAAAGGTTCTTCAATGAAAGAAGAAGAAGTTGAGGCAGACGCAGACAAAGAAGTTGTTGCTGAAACTACTGATTCCGAAATAGAAATAGACCTATCTGCTGACGTTAAGGCATTAGTTTCAAGTGACGCTGATTTATCTGAGGAATTCAAAGATAAAGCTGCTACAATTTTTGAAACTGCTGTTAAGACAAGAATCCAAGAACAGACTAAAATCCTTGAGGCAAAGTATGAAGAAAAACTTTCAGTAGAAACTGAAACAGTAAAAGAAGCTATGGTCGAAAAAGTTGACTCATACCTAAACTATGTTGTTGAAGAATGGATGAAAGAAAATGAATTAGCAGTTGAAAGAGGAATTAGAACTGAGATTGCTGAGGACTTTATTACTGGTCTTAAAGACTTATTCAAAGAACATTATATTGATGTTCCTGAAGAAAAATACAATGTACTAGACGACCTAACTAATCAGACTAAAAAACTTGAAGAAAAGTTAAATGAACAGATTGCAAAAAATGTTGATCTAACTAAAGAAGTTTCTGAATCTGCAAAAGCAAAAGCAATTGATGAAGTATCAACTGATCTTGCTGACACAGAAAAAGAAAAATTCGAGAAAATGGCTGAGAACGTTGAGTACGATAGTGCTGACAAGTTTAGAGAGAAGTTAGAAACTATTAAAGAATCTTATTTCCCTAAATCTAAAATTGAAGAAACTGCTTCGAAAGATGAAGTTGATTCAGTTGCGGCTAACGCTCCTAGTGATTTCACTAGTGGCAAATCCGATGCTATGGCTGCATATACAGCCGCTATTACTAAAAACGTTAAATCTGTAAAGATTTAATTTAATTAAAATAAATAGGAGAGATAAAAATGTATCTTACTGAAAACTTACAAGACAAATGGCAGCCAGTATTGGAGCATCCTGATTTACCAAAAATCGGTGACGCATACAAGAGAGCTGTGACAACTGTTATTCTTGAAAACCAAGAAAAAGCAGTTAGAGAAGACTCTAACTTTATGACTGAGGCAGCGCCTGCTAACGCAACCGGTGCTTCTATTAATAATTGGGACCCGGTTCTTATATCACTAGTTAGAAGAGCAATGCCTAACCTTATTGCTTACGATATCTGTGGTGTACAACCTATGACTGGACCAACTGGTCTTATCTTCGCTATGAAATCAAGAATTACTTCACAGGCTGGTGCTGAAGCACTATTCAATGAAGCAACTTCTTCATTCTCTGGTGATAACGCTACTTCTAATGCAACTGGTGGTTCTGCGAGTTCTCACTCTGGATCAAATCCATCAGTATTAAATGACTCACCTGCTGGAACATACACTACTGGTACTGGTATGACTACAGCTGCTGCTGAGGCATTAGGAGACGCTTCAACTAACGCATTTGCTCAAATGGCTTTCTCAATCGATAAAGTTACGGTAACTGCGAAATCAAGAGCTCTTAAAGCTGAATACACTATGGAACTTGCACAAGACTTAAAAGCAATCCATGGTCTAGACGCTGAAACAGAACTTGCTAACATTCTATCTACTGAAATCCTTGCAGAGATCAATAGAGAAGTTGTTAGAACGGTATACACTACTGCAAAAGCTGGTGCTCAAGTTAATACTACTACTGCTGGTACGTTTGACTTAGACACAGACTCTAATGGTAGATGGTCAGTTGAGAAATTCAAAGGACTATTATTCCAACTAGAGAGAGATGCTAATGCGATAGGTCAACAAACAAGAAGAGGAAAAGGTAATATGATTATCTGTTCAGCTGATGTTGCTTCTGCACTTCAGATGTCAGGTGTATTAGATTACGCTCCTGCTCTTAATACTAACTTAAATGTTGATGACACAGGAAATACTTTCGCTGGTGTATTGAATGGTAAATTTAAAGTTTACATCGATCCATATAGTGCAAACGTTTCTGCTGATCAATTCTACGTTGTAGGTTACAAAGGTACTTCACCTTACGACTCTGGGATTTTCTATTGTCCTTACGTGCCATTACAAATGGTAAGAGCAGTTGGTCAAGATAGTTTCCAACCAAAAATCGGTTTCAAAACTAGATATGGTATGGTTGCTAATCCTTTCGCAACTACTAATGGTACTGGCGCAATTGACTTCACGTCACCTGCTGCTGGAGATCAAACCGTTTATTACAGACGTGTTAAAGTTTCTAACATTATGTAATATTGGTTTACAACCGAC